ATGTCGCAGCAGATCCCCAACGGCACCCACCGGGATATAGACGGCAAACCCCGTGTCTACTATGACGGTTACTGGATCAAATATTACGAGCCGCCGGCCGATAATCTGGAGGCCAAGAAACAGCTGATTCGGGCCCTGACGCGACGGCTCTTCAACCATGTGGAGCATGGGATCAATATCCCCGGCATCCGTCTCGGCGAGGCCCGACAGGCCTATGAGCGTGAGACGGACCCGGAACGCAAACGGGTGGTGGGTGCCATGCTGGCAGGGGCACTTTTCAATCGGGCCGCGGATATCTTCACCAATGTCGTGGAGTTGCAGGAGGCCGGGGTGGAAATCATCCCGAACGACGCCCTGATCCATCAATGCGGCCAATGCCTGCAGGAGGCCCTGGAGCTCGGGCGCATGGTCCACCACCAGAGCGGCGATGAGGGTCTAGACGAGCTCTGGGGCGAGCCCTTCAAGGCCTTTTCCATCCCGATAGAGGCCTTCTATGAAAGCCGCTATCTGAAGATCATGCAAACCATGCGCCACATCGACCGTGTCGCCGATGCCATAGCGGATACCCTCGCAGGTACGGGACTCTTCCACCGGGTCGAACAGCCTATCCGGGAGCTTGCCGAGGCGGCCAAGGAGAAATGCGAGACCCTACGCACCGATCCGGTGATCTTCGAGGTCTGGCCAACCTTCGTCGTCGCCGGTGAACGGCTCCGCCGACTCGAACCACAGCTACCGAAACACGCCGCGGAGAAACAGATACGGCGGGCCCGCGCCCTCATCCGAGACGGTGTCTCCCTGATCCAGCACATCGCCCGCGCGCGGGTCCCGATACCCAAGAGCACGCACAAGTACCTGGAGCACTGCCACCGCTTCCGGCTCGCCGCCGAGCCCCCCTGTTCCTCGCGCCAATCGTTCCGGATTGCAACCGCGGGCATGACCTCATGCACTCTCTGTCAGCAAGAGCCTTGACCGATCCTTATAACCCATGTCTGTCCACATCGGCACTAGTACCCCATTTCACCTTATTTTTGGTTCTCAGCGCGGCGAGAGGCGGCCAGATGCGAGGCGCGCGAGCGCAGGAATAGCGAGTCCTCTTTCAAGCTCGCGCAACACCGCAGATGACCGCCTCTCGTCGCACCCGAAGGGAGCCCCCCAAACGCGCCAAGGCGGTGTTACAGCGCTTGGCAAGAGAGTGTATTCCCTGCGCGCTGTGCCTTGCCGTGACGCGTTTGGGAGGCTCTGAGAGCGAAAATAAGGTGAAATGAGGTGCTCGTGTACAGCTTCAATAATGTGATTGCATCCCTTCCTTCCGCACCGGTCAGGACGTCGAGGGCAATCCGCGACAAGGCATATTCGGTCGCTCCCTAGTTACTTCCGTTATGGGTGTCGCGCCATTCCTGACGGCGGGACTCCCAAGAGCTCGAGATAAAACCCCATGCCACTCGCACCCGGCTCCGCATCCCGATCAAACATATTGCGATAGAGATTGTTGATCAGCTCGCTGTCACTCAGCCCGCTGAACCGGTTGGTGTACTCCTGAGAGGTCCCGAAGGCCGCAATGATCGACCTGAGATTGCCCCCCTCCGCGTCCAGGCGGGTGCACCAGTACTCGAACCTCCAACCTCCCCACAGCGAGCATAATAGCCGATATAGGCCTTATGGATCCAAAGCTTTGCCGAGTTACTACAACGACTCCTGTTGCCACTGCCCGTACCCATCGATAGTGCCGGCCTATTCTCGACAAAATATAAATAGTTATCTGCATTATCAATCGCCCTGTCTGGGAGATGCGAGGCAAGGTTCATCGCTCCGTTTTGACCATAGGCTTGATCATCCGTACCGGCAACGTCCGTGAGATGCGAGATCTCGTGGACGATGGTTCCCGCTTGCGAGTCGGTGCCCAACTCCGGAGACTGTGGAGCCGACCAAAACAGGTTACAAAGGTTGATCTCGTAAGGGCGGCCCAGAAAAACGTAGGCGTAGGCCGACGGATCCTTGCAGCCGCAATCGAAGGTAATATTCTTCTGGCTCGCAGCACTAAGAAGCTGTCTAAAAACTAAGCCATTGATTTTCATAGAACCGTACCCGTAGGGTGGGCTGTGCCCACCGGTCAGGCATCGTATATGGTGGGCACAGCCTACCCTACAGGTTAGTTAGTTCTTATACAGTCTCTAAAGGCGGGATGCGCTACGCTTTCCCGCCCTACGCAGGTTGATTATTGCGCAGGGCTTCCCGAACCGCGGCCGCTTGGCAGGAGACAAATCAGGCGCAGCGTGCCCATCGCCATGTGATGGGCACGCTGCGCTCTGTGCATCCTCCCGAGCCGTCGCGGTTTCGGAACCTGCGTGGAATGACCAAAGCTTTGAGCCCAGCTTGCCGGACGCTTGCTTTGCCCATCCTATTAAATGTCAACACGCCCTAGTACTCCATTTCGTCTTATTTTACGTTCTCAGCGAGGCGAGAAGCGGCCAGATGCAAGGCGCGCGAGCGCAGGGATAGCAACCCTCTTTCAAGCTCGCGCAACACCGCAGGTGGCCGCTTCTCGTCGCGCCTGAAGGAAGCCCCCCAAACGCGCCAAGGCAAGGCATAGCGCACCGGGAACACTCTCTTGCCAAGCGCTGTAACGCCGCCTTGGCGCGTTTGGGAGGGCCCTGATGATGCAAAATAAGGTGAAATGTGATACTAGTACGCAGTTTCGACTGATATTGCAAATTTATAGCCTCTGTTGGCTCATACACTCCAACGTGGGGGCCAGTAGTATCAGTCGAAACTATGTCCTAACGAGGTTTCTCCTCAGACCGACGAGGCGTGAATTTTTGTACGGAAACCGGAAAACCACGAACAACACGAAAGGACACGAATCCTCAATTCGTGTTTTTCGTGTCCTTTCGTGTTGTTCGTGGTTCCTCCTCCCCGTACCCGTGGAACCTGACTCATTTGTAAAAACACGGGTCCGTCAAGGGATCCTAGTCGAGCCAGAGCGCATTCAGACTGGCTTGTGCACCACAACGCCCAGGACGCGAACCCGAATCTCCCTCGGAAATAAAAAGGCGCCCCCTAAGCGCCTTTTTCCCCGCCTGAAGGGAAGGGCGGGACCGTCGGAGAACCGACATCCGGGGCATCCTTGCCCCTCCTCCCCTAAGAGGGGGTCGCAAAAGCCATCCTCCCACCGGAAGAGAGCCTGCCCCGAGCCGGCGAGGGGCTTCTTGGGAAGCGGGTGATCTAGAAGCTGCCTGGCTAAACGTGTATCGGCGGCAACTGTCCCAAACTGGTCCCTGTTTCCACGCTTTCTCGTTAAATAGGCCGGCTATTCGCCTCGAAAGCGCGAAAAAATGCCCTCAGTTTGGATCATTTTCGCTACGATCCATTTTAACCAGACAGCTTCCTAAACCGGCAGTCCCCCTGGAAGCGCCGGCAGCTTGCCGGCATCCGTGGGTACGGGCCTACCTGGAGGGGAAGGAGGTACCTCCGGATCAGCTCCCTACCGACACCTGCCGCCTGGAAGGCGGCGCTCCCGGCGACAGGCTTTTGCGATACCCTCCCTAAAGGAGAGGAATCGTACCAGGTGCCGGCTTCAATACTGCGGACACTTGTTTATCTTAGCCCTCAGTGTCCTTGAATCCTTTCCTGGTGGATTACCGTCAAAGAGTCCTCGCGTACCGACATAGATCTTCAGGGCAATCTGAGACTCTGCATAGGCTCTTGCCCTTCCAGGTGCATCCTCCGCATTTCTCTCACTGTCATCATGGAGGTCGTACCATTCCTGGGTGAGCTCATCCATGCATTTAACGTAATAGTCCAACCCCGTCGTCTTCTCCGGCTCTCGATCATACATACTGAGATAGAGACCCTTGATTCTCTCTGTCGGACTCAGGTCGACGAACCGATTTCTATACTCGTTGGAGTATCCAAAGGGCACAATGACCAGCTTGAGATCCGTTCCACCTCCCTTTTCACCCAACTGTTTACACCAGAAGTCGAATCCTAGAAAGTCGGCACAGCGGTTATAATAGGCTCTATAGAGGCCATGGGTCCGGAACTTTGCTTCCTCACTACAATCACTGATGCGGAGACTACCGGGCTTGCCGTTGTTCCCATCGCCGTTGTTCCCATCATCGCCGTTCTCCTTCTGGAACTGTGCAGTGACGATCTCCGCACTTACGGTGAGTGTGCACGAACCCGTACCGTTACAAGTACCACCCGTCCAACCAACGAATTTATAACCCGCGTCTGCCGTAGCCGTCAGTGTCACGGAAGTCCCCCGGCGAGTGTCTCCGGGCAGGTACCGGATTTGGAAGTTGCCGTGATCGTACAGGCGATCCCATCCCCTGAGATCAAGACCTTACCGTTTCCGCTGACACTTAGTACCTTCGTCAACTCATACTCTGTGCCCGGCGGGTTGTCGTCTGGGGGGGGTCTACTCCTGAAACTCGGCAGTGACGATCTTGGCACTATCCATGGTGACCGTGCACGTCGTTGTAGTACCGCTACAATCACCCGACCAACTGAATGTATGGCCCGACGCCGCCGCGGCAGTCAGGGTTACGGTACCATGGTCGACCATCCCCGGGCAGCTACCCGACGTGTTACCTCCCGTGATCGTACAGGTGTTCCCGTTCCATGTAACCGTACCATTGCTGCCTCCGCTGCCCTGTACCGTCAGCTGATACTATTTCAGCTCGAAGGTAGGAGTAAGCGTTTCAGAGGTATCGTCAATAAACAACATATCATCCAATTCACACGACTCCGAATTAGCGCCTGATATCAACCACTATGGACTGAAAGTCCATAGTCTGGAGGACTAAAGTCCTCATCCGTGGACAAGCCACGGACTGAAAGTGAAGGGACTTAACGTCTATAGTTTCAACGTAGCAGGTGAGGAAACAGGGTGCTTTCGGGGCCAAAAACGCACCGCGGGGAACTGCGGGACGGCCGGTGACTGCCAGCAAGCTGGAAGTGGTTTGCAGGAGGCGGCACGGTTAGTCGTTGGCGGACTGGTTTGCGCTCATAGCCGTAGTCTCAGCAGCCGCTTTGCCTCTTCGTAGATCCGGTCTTTGCGCCAGTTCGGGTGCGCTTGTAGAACCTCGATCACCTTGACCTGTAGCTGCCTACGGAGCTCGAATGTGTGCGGCAGGTCTGCTGGGAAGGAGCTGGCGGTTGGCGGCTTCCGCGAAGCGCGCTTCTGGAATAGTCCGCTGAGGGTCAAGGAGAGGCGGCCCTTGGCGGCCTTCGAGGTGGGGGCCGCGTTCGGCTTCCCGGCGTCGCTTCTCCTGGCGCCGTTTGGCCTTCTGCCGTTCGTGCGACAGCATAGTCCCGAGGCCGAGCGCCGCGAAGAAGTGGGGGGAGACCTTCTTAATCGCAGTCACCCCCTCGTCGAAGAGCAGCCGCTGCAACGCGGTCCTGGCTCACCAAAGCGTCGATCCCGGCGTGTATTTCCTGGCGAAGGCGACGGCCTTGGCGGCCGCGCTCGATTCGAATTCGGGGTCTGAGAGCGATCCCACGGATTCCGCCCACTTGAAGACATCGCCGAACGCGAGCTGGCTGACGTCCGCCGCGAGCCCGCCCAGCGGACCGGAGACCATTTGTTGCGGCGAGAATCCGCGCTGATTGATATTTCCGAACAGGAAATCGCCCAACAACGTGAGTCCGCCCCCCGCGAGCAGGGCCTTGGCGTAAAAGCTCAGTGCGTCCATCGGCAACGGGTCGCGCCCTTTGCTCACTTCCCGCAATTGCGTGCCCACCGCGCCGACCAGCATCATGCTGGCTGCCAACGCCGCCAGCGTAGACGCCCGCCCCAATCGGGGCTTCAGGCTGAGCACCAGGCGCCCGTAAATGAGCGCGAACGAGATGGGGAAATTTTTGTACATCGCAAAGGAGTACAATACCGCGCCCGCCAGCGTGTCCGGCCGGGTCGTGTCCTTGAGTCGAATTGAGCCCTCCAGGGTCGATTCCGGCACCATTTTTTTTGCCTCCTCGGAAATCATGCCCTGGAACCGATAGAACAGCGGTATGGCGTTTGGCCTATCCGTCCGCAACAAATCGATCGGACGGAGCAACTGGACACCCAGCGCGGGTTCGAACGGCTGGAGATTCCGAATGGTGTTCCAATCCTCGCGTGAGATGCCGTAGCGGCGCAGCACGTCGAGAAATGGCAACGCCTCGAAGTCTGTCTGGGCCGACCGCGCGAGCAACCCCATGAATTCGGATTGCACCGCCCACCGTGCGGCGTGAGTATGGCCCGCCAGCAAGCTCATGCGCATGTTGACATCGGATAGACGCCGGGCCAGGACAGGTCCCAGCGCCTCGTGGCCCATAAAGCGTTGCGCGGCCACCACCGATGAGACCACATTGTCCATGACGAACCCGGATTGTGCCGCCAGTGCTTGTTCTGTCGCGCCGATGCGCCCCGGGAGAAAACTTCTGAGGTAGTGACGAACGCCGCCGAAGAGGTTCATTCCGTTCAGTTTTCTGACGAACGCCGTGGTCACGAAATCGCCGGGGATCGCAAGCAGCGCAGCCGACCCGAGCTGGGCCGAAACCAGGAGGTTGGTTGCGGTGAGCACGCTTTTCGCCGTCAGACTATCCGGTGATACCGCATTGCGCCCCAATGCGACCTCCCACATCGGATCGAAGGTGTTTTTCAGCTCCGCTTCGGCCGCCAGCACCGCCTGACCGCCGCGTTGCGCGGCGCGTTGGCGGACCAATCCGGCGAGCAGCGTCTTGCCTGTATCCGGTGCGGGTCCAAATACGCTGATCTGCGCGATTTGATTGGCCATTCCTTCCAGGTGGGCCACGAGCGCATCGAAGACGGTGCCTTCCCCGAACTCCTCGTGCATCCGCAACCAGCTATCCGCGTCCTTGTACACTAGGAACCGGTGCCGTTCGAGCGCATTCCCGACCGCCGACCCCGCCACGGGTCTACCGCCTTGGCGCTGCACATCGAGCGTTGAGGCTCCATCGGTGCTCAGCGTCCGGTAGACTGTTTCCAGCACGCGCTCGCGGTCTTCGGGCGCGATCCGTGCGCCGTCCGGCCAGCGCATCGCCTGCCAGTCGAGCGCGTCACGGTGCACTTCGATCCAGCGCGCCTGGCCGGCCTTGATCAGGCGTACCGGCGACTGCCGTTGCGCGAGGCGAAAATCCGTGCGTTTCAGTAAACTCCCGCCCGCTGCGTTGAACAGCTCGACTCCGAGATCGGAAGCCTCCGTGTAAGCCTTGGCCAGCAGGTGCGCGCCGGCGTCGCCCGTCCGGTTGCCGAATAATTCGTACACGACATTCGGCAAGTGCGCGCGGCCGCGCTGGCGGCCAAATGCACCCTTGCCATATTGTTGCAGGCTCGCGCTGAACTTCGACAGGAGCAGGCCCCGCGCCGATTCCCGGATCGATGTGAAGCTGATGCCGGGAAACCGCGGGTCGGCATCGATGAGTGAGATCGCCGCCCGCGCATAGGCGACGCCGCCGGTGCGGTCGCGCTTATCGCCGACCAGCACGCTGGTCGGCGGCAGATCGTCCGCTTGGTCTAGCCGGTGTTGATATTCAGCCAGGAGCTCGACAGTTTTGGCGCGGCGTTTTTTGCGCTCCCGCGCGGTGATTTCCGCTTCGGCGACAACCTGCTCCCACGCGCGCCGTTCCGCGGCTAGCGGCGGGGCGCCGCCATCGATAGCGGTTTGCGCCAGCGTCCGCGCGCGCGCGGCCAACCGCTTGGCCAGTGCGGGGTCCGCCCCGGCTTTCCGCAACGCGTCTTTCAGGCAATCGTTGAAAGTAGGCATCCGCGCATCGCATCCAGCGTCGCGTCATCCGCCTGGTCCTGCGCCAGCAGGTCGCGGAGCCGGATCTCGGTTGGGAGCTGCCCTTCCGTTTCGACAATGGGCAGCCGTTGGTCCAAATCGAGCGCAATCTGGCGCCCGGATATTGCGACCGACACCCGGTTTCCGGCCTGCGTCGCCGGCTCCCTCAGCGCCGACAACAAGCGCGTGGCGGCGTCCTCGTCCCCCGGCGCGAAGGGTTCGACGGTGGCGTGTTCCGGCGTGGCTGACGGTTTCGGCCGCGGTGGCGCCTCGGATTGGCCAAGCCCCACCACACCTTGTCGATCGATCACGCGCGTTGCGTGCTTGATGTCCTCCAGCGTCGGCGCAAATCGACCTTGGCTGCGCGCATACGCGCGCAGCAGCAACCGCCGCGTCGCCGCCAGTTCCCCGAACCTCTGATCCGCCCGGTCCTGGCCCAGGCGCGCCACCAGATCCTGCCGCTCTTCGCGCAGCAAGCCGAGCCGGGTTTTCAACACCTCCTCGGCTGTGTCGCCACGCGCCAGTTCGAGATCCACGCGCCGCGCGTCGAGCTGGTCGATACGCGCCATCAGGTCGGCCTGCTCCGCCGGCATTTCCGATTGACGCGCTGCCCCCGCGACGACTTGCCTGGCATAGCTGCGGAACGCCGCGGGGTCCTGATCGATTACCTGCTGCGCGCCTGGCTTCGGTTCCGGCGCAATCCGGTCGGGCCGCGGCCCGTCCCAATCATCGAGCTGACGCGCCACCTCACGCACATCGGCCGCGGTCCGCGCGCGCCCCATCCCGGAGCCCATCCATGGCGACGCCGCGTCCTCGGCGTCCATTCCAGCGAGCGTTACGGCTCCTGGTTCATCGGGAACCGCGCGCACCCGCTGGGTTGGCGTTGTTCGTTCCTGTGGGGTGAAAAGCCGTTCCTCTCCGGCTGGGGAGGGAGGTGATTCCCTTCCGGCTCCGGTGGCGAGCGCTCCGCGCGCCCGCTTGGTCAGCAGATGGGCCACTCCCTCGCCGAGTCCCTGCATGACCCCGGCCCCGACCGCCGTGGCGCCAATTGCCGTCAGCGCTGGCCCAATGCCGTGTTCGAGCCCCAGGAGCCGCCGCGCCTCTTGCGCCCCGGTGAATTGGTTAATCGCTTCCACGAGCGCTTGTCCACCCGCCTCCCAGGCAATACGCCCCAACGGCGTTTTGCCAACGGCGCTAACCGGCAGGACTACGAAATTCAGCGGATCTGTCCGTGGGTCCAGGGCGCTGATGGCGCCGCCCAAGAACCCGCCGATCATGCCCGCCGGCGTGGTTGGGGTCCGCTGCCAGGCGCGTTCCGCCTGTTCCGCCTGCGCGCGCACACGCTCCCAAAGCGCCTGTGCCGGCGCCACATCCTGGCCGAGATCGGCCGCGCGCTTGACGGCCTGATCGTAACGTTCGAGCGCGGCGATGCCGCCTGGCCCCAGCGCGCGGCTATCGCCATCCACGAAGTACGTGGCCAGGTCACGATAGTCAAAAGAATCTCCGAGCCGTGGAAAGCCAGTGGCGTCGCGGTTCAGACTGCCCCGGCGCGCCTGCGCCGCGTCCTCCTGCTCGAATGCCCATTCCAGACCGCGCCAAGAGCTCGCCCGCTGCTGCGCGGCGTAAGCCGCTTTCCAGCTGTGCAGAAAGCCCAGCGGCGCGCCAAATGCTGGCCGTGCCCTCGATGCGGGCGTTTCCGAAGACCCTGGCGCCGTCTCCGATCGTCGGCTGCCCGCGGATCCTGGCGTCGCCTTCGATCACCGCGTCATCCTGAATCGTGGGGTTGCCGAGAATGTGCGCGTTGCCGTCTACAATCGCTTCGCCTCGCAGACTGGACGTTCCGCCGACAAGCGCCTGACCGCCAATCCGCACGGTGTCCGCTGCGCGCATTGGGCCGATCAGTTTCGCATGGCCAGTGACGACGACTTGATCCGTCAGCGTCACGCAGCCGGTGATCTCCGAGAAACCTTCAATCAATACGGAACCGTGGATGACCGCGCCAATCGGCGATGATTCTTTATCGACATTGATGACCGCGCGGTCCTTGATGACCACATTGCCGCTAAGCGTGACATCGCCGTGTACAATCGCGCCGCCGAATAGCGATACGTTGCCATGAATTCTGGCGTTGCCACTGACAACCGCCGTTGGGGCGACATATACCGTTTGGCTAACGAACGCCGTCGTTGCGACATAGCCCCCGATTTCAACCGTGTCGCCGGTCTCCACGGCGATGATGTTTTTATGCCGGACCGCTTGCACGATCTCATCGCTGAGTGGAAATTTGAAGTCTACTGCACCCTCGGACATGGCGCGGCGAATCGGCTACTTTTCTTCCGGCAAGACAATATCGGACAGCAATGTAGACGCTCCAGACATTACCAGCTGCTCATCATCGCCGACAACCGCGATCCCACTCAGATACAGCGTCACGCCACGTGCGGGCGTGGGATTATTATCATACGAAAATGACGCCGGTTTCACGACCACCACCGCCCAAACTCCGGGATAGACCGTTTGCTTCCGAGAGATGTCTCGATTTACCCATTTACCGTCGATATTCCGCACACTCGGAGGATAGATCGATGCGGCGTTCACATATAAATTTCCCGGCGTGAATCCGGGGTAATTCTCCCGATCCTTCTGATCCCTGATGGGATAAATCAACCCATCCCACTGCTTCGTATTTCGGTTGTAATACTCCGGCCAGCGTTCATAGAACGATAGGATGCGTTCATGTAGAAGGTCCAGATTCGCGCGCCGATCGAATAAGACGGACACACTATATTGTTTGTACCCGCTGCTATCTTTCCCCACCATCGGAAACGCGATGCGGCCTGGCGGCAGCCGGATGAGTTGATTACTCGTTCCGTCTTTTCCTTTGCTGCCGCCCTTAGCTAGGGTGCACGACGGATTCTGGCGATACACCGCCTTGATCCAATCTTCGGAGACGATACTGTCTCGCATCGCTGTCTCGATCCACGAAGCCGTCCCCGGCGGCGGGTTTATCCCCGCGGGTGTGGGGGAACCGCGTCTCACCTGTTGGCGGCTTTCTCCTCCCGCGCGGCATCTTCGGTGGCCTCACGAACGATCTCGGCGCCAGCCTGAAAGCCATGCACGATCGTATCTAGGAGAAAGGACCCCGTGTTCGACATTTTCGTCAGCTTCATCAGCTCGTCCGCCGCCGCCTCGCCCAGCGCGGCCCCGAGCGATCTCGCCAACGACCGGATAATCGAGGTTTCTACGGAAACCGGCTCATGCAGGAGGCTATTTACCAGCTGCTGGTGCGCCGGATTCTCCGCGTCGAATTGGATGCCCTGTATTTGGTTCGACTCAGTAGCCATAGATCACTCCGTTCTCTTCATTGTGTTTCGTTTGCTCGTAAAGACAGTCGGCGCCGACGACGGCGGCCAGCAGCGCATGCGCCAATGCCGGTGGAATTTCGCCATCTGGACCGCATAGCCGCTGCCCACCATGCATGTCCGCCGCGAGCCTGCGGGCGCGGTAGCGCGCCAGTCCGATCGTCAGGCGGGGCAGACCGAGCGTGCGGTTAATCACCTGTTGCGGAACCGTTTGCACCGAGATGCCGGCCGCTACCGCCATGGCGTACACCATCGCGCGGATGCTCGACAGATCCGCATCGGTACTCTCCATAGCTAACGTTTCCACACCGCGCATTGGCGCCGCCGTCAAAAAAGCCCACAACCGGGCCAGCCACCGATTGAGCGGGTCGCTCTGTTGCGGCGCCCGCGTTGTCCGATACGCATCGATTACGCGCTGGATGCGCGGATGCTCCGTCCGCCGCCCGACCAGCACGAATCCGCAGTAACCTGACCGTTCGCTGGCGCCTAAGAGTTTATTCTCCGGCATCGTTCAGCTGCCGGACATTGCTCCGCGCCGCCGCATGCGCCGCGGCGCGTCTGGCGCGCGCACCATTGAGCACGCCGTCGACAATCGACTGCGCCGCCAGCAATTCAGCGGTCCGTTGCCGCAGCAGGTCCGCGATCGCCTGCCAGAGCGGCCGGTGGCGGAGATGGTAGGGAGCATCACGCAACTCGGCGAGCGCTTCCGGTGGATACCTAAGACGCCGGCCGAGCTCCTGATACGACAGGCGCGCCGTGTCGCAGACGACATCGATTGTGCTGCGCTTTGTCATGGTAGGCAGACCGATTTAAAACCGGAGAAAGGAGACGTGTCCGAAAATTTCCGTGTTCGCGGAAATGGTGTTACTTGCAGGCGCCGCCGTCACCTTATACGTCAGGGTAATCCCCTTCTTGGAATGAAAATACCGTATGGGTGGCTTTCCAACCGTTAAAAACGAGTGCCCAGCCGTCGATGGCAAGAACGCGGCCATCAAACCATCGTCATCCGCTGCGCCATTGATCGTGTAAGCGCCCGCGTTCAACGGCAGATCGCTAAACAGATCTTTGGTAGGCAATCCGGCGATCGGTTCGAATTGTTTCCAGCCGATCGCAATCCTCGCGGTCGAGGCTGTTCCTCCACTGGGGGCGGCGCTGACAGCAATCCGGCATTGCGGCAACAACAGGATCAGCTGACCGGCTGGCAGCTGCACGATGTCGTGAGCATTGCCCGCTGCCGTCACCTCAGCAGTTTCTTTATACCAAAACGCGGCGATCCTATTGTCAGCTTCCACGAGCCCCTTTACGCAGAGGGGCCATTGCGCATAACGGTCAGCCATACCATTGGTTCCTAGCCGGTCGAAGAGACGTACACTTTGAATACGCAGTTTTTTCTCAGGCGCGTTACCGCCGACGACTCCAGGCCCAGCCATTGAGACGCTGCATTTAAGTCGTCCCGCTCACTGAATTTCATGGTTAACCTCATAAACATCGCCCGTACCATATGCCTGGCGGAAATCACCAGACACTCATGATAATTCGCGCCGGAGTTCAGCATTTCATCGCCTTCCAGGTCATCTCCCTCTACCGGATAGACAATGGGCGTAAAGCGCAAAAGCATACCGGGCTTAGCCATTGGAGCCGTCGGCTGGCCCTGATTGATCAGGGTGTTTTTGACCGATTCGATGACCGAATAGCGAGCGTATGCATGCGGGCTCATCACGAACAATAGCTGGCCCGTCTTCGTGGCCATCTTCAGATTCAATGCCTGCGCCAGACATTCAGCGACCAGATCTTCGTTCATTGTTTTTGCATTGCTGGCGGAGCCGATGTTTTTGGAATCATCGAACGGCTCGATCTCGGAGCCCTGCTCTCCCTTTCTCGCATTACCCTGCGCCGCCGCAATCACATCCGCGTCGCGCATCGACCCATACGCATCGAGGATACTCAGCGAAAATGACGATGAGGGGTTTATATCGTTCATTCTCACTTTGTCGAACGCATCCGACCCGAGCGCCAACGTCCGGCGGTAAGGGAATACCCAGTATTGACCGAACTGGGGGTCTTCGAGTTGCGTTTTCGCTATCCGCGACGTAGCTCTGCGAAAACGGCTGCGCTTGATTTCCAGGAGCGCCTGCGCTCCTTCACCGATATGGTCTTCTTCCCGGATATACGGATCGAAGAGGCCAGTTTCCTCCTCTTCGTATGCCCGGCGCAGAACCGTGGTGTACGAACGGCTCCAGACTTCCTCGATGCTCGCCATTTTCAGTTCGCCTCGTTAGTACCTTCCAGGCTCCAGATCAGCCAATCGCGCATGCAACGACAGCCAGTGCTGTTTGATTGCGGCATGGTCAGGGTGCATCTGGTCATAGAGGGCGTCGGTGTACTTTTTGTCGTGGCTTTTATTCCGCAGCTCCTGATGCGCTTGTTGCGCCGACATTTCATCGATCGGGATGTTGTGCTCCCGCTCGCCGGGGTAGAACCCGTGGACGGTTTGTTCTTCGCCGAATCGTGTCCCCAGGCGGCCCAGCAGATCGGCGACCACGCCGACGCCCAGCAGATCGTTGAGCGTGTTGTGCATTTCCGGGCTGATTTCCAATGCCTTGACCACGCTAAGGCCACGCCGGACAACCGCATCGTAACCGTCGCCGTATTTGATCTTGAGCTGCTTGATCTGCTCTTCGTCGTCTGCCTTGAGCCGATCCATTGCGTCCTTGTGATACGCTTGATTGCGTGCGATCAATTCCCGCCACAGCCCCTCTCCCATCTCACGCGGGACCCGATATTTATGCATCCCCTCGCGCACCGCCTGTTCCAACGGCTCATCGCGCGCAGAGCCCTCTGGATACGCAAACGCATACTCCTCCGCGCGCGCCGGCGCGCCCAGCCGTCGCCAGTGCGCATCGAGCTCCTCCGGGGAGGCGTCCTTGCCTGGCAAGCGGATCATGTCGTCGCCGGAGCGCGCTTGCACGTCATCGTAGAACGCTTGCGCCACGCCCTTCGCGCTCGTCAGCCCGCGCGTATCAACGAACTCCCTGAGCTGCGCGTTCATCCCTTCCCGCCAATCGGGGGTCGCTGGATCTGTGGGTGTATTTTCGCTCATCGCAATCGCTCGCGGTTCTTCTGTGATGGGGTAACGGCGATTACCGTCCAGACAATTTTATGAGCTGATTTATAAGCTGAGAAAGGGTTGGGTCGGCGAAATCCTGCTCCCGCGCCCGCCGTGCCGGTCCATACAATGTTATGAGCTGAGGAAGGGGGAGGCGAGAAAAGTCGCGAATGCGCAAAAACACTTCGCGCCGTCCTTCCCGGCGCGCGTGCTCCCGCGCGTCGGCGGCGTAATTCGTGTAATGGTAACGACAAAAATCGCTCAGATCCGCCATCACCGCATCCACCGCGGCGCCGGGAACGAACACCTGTTGGTAGTGCGTCATGAGCCGCGTTAATACCTCTTCGAGCGCCGCGTCCGCCGCTTGGCGCGCCGATTTCTCCGCGCTGGGCGTGGGCGGTCCCTCCCATGCGAGCGTCGCTTCCTCCGCGCTGGATGTGGGCGGCCCCTCCCAGGACTCCTGACTGAACAGCCTCGCATCGTCGCCATAGGCGTTATAGAGGCTTTCGTCCGTCATTGCACGCCTCCCATGGCGTTCACTGTTTTCAATATCCCCGCGGCGGCGGGGGCGGCCGCCACCGCCGCTTGCTGCTCCTGCTGTTGCGCACGCGCTTCCCGCAACGCGCGTATTTGCTTTTCGGAGTTTAGCCAATCAGGGTGTACGCCCAGCCGGCGCGCAAACTCGGGCAGGGCGACGTCGAAATTAATCGTATCGAAGGGGGCCTGGCTGCCGGTGATCTGCACCACCTGAGACAATACTTCGAGGGTTCGCATAAACGCGGAGAGCTCCGCTAGATCTTTCATGCGCAGCGCGGGCGCGGTAAACACCGGCCGCAAGCGGCCGCCATTTTCATGCAGGGTAGCCGGCATCTTGGGCAGATGTCCTAAATCCTGGGCCAATGCGATCTCGCGCTCGATTAATGGGCCTAATAGCCGGGTTTGGATCGGGAATAAGGACCGCATTCGATCGGTGGCCCGCGTCTCCTTCATTTCCAGAACCTCCGCCGCGCTCCTCCGTGTCGTATCCGATGGCTCATTGACCTGGAATGCGTCGCGGGTTTGGTGGTCGATCCGATCCAACACGTGCTGTGGGGTATTGATGTCGCCGACCAGGAAGGGCTTGATCAAGATATTCCCGCGCTCATCCATCCCGCCGTAATTAACCGCGTTCGGGCGCAAATCGACGCGATCGTTGAGAACGTCCCGGCCGGGGGCGAGCAGCGGCGGCTCCATATGCGAGCGCGCGGTGGACGCAATGTCCCGGCGCAGGACGCTGGCAAGGGCCATTGGGGGCAGCGCCAAGCTGGCCCGGCCGCGCCCATAGGGCGCGCTTTCCGCCAGGTTCAGCCGCGGCGTCAGATACGGCATACTGATATAGCCATGCTCCCGGCCAACAAACTGCTTGGCTTCCCGGTCGAAGTAACGGCCGCCGACTGGCCACCGCCGCAACCCGTCCGCGGCCGGGCTCCAGTCTCCCGCCGGCTTGCGCCAGACGCAGTGCACGAATTCCCGCGTGTCGCCCTCGGTTGGCCTGGTGGACCGCTTGAACGGCTCCGGCAGCGGCTCGCTGGGGAAACGCTCGGAAAATTGACGCGCGTTCAGGAAGAAACGAAAGAAGAATATGGAGGTTTTCCCGTCCCAGCCCAGGAGTAGGAAGGAGTTATAGAGAGGACAAAACTGGTAGCGCACCCCCGGCGCCAGGACCGTCGGTGGGCGTTTCCCGACAAATAGCACGCCCGCGCCATACGCCACCAGGGATTGATAGACCGCTGAAATATTTTCTTCAAACCCGGCCTCCGGGTCTTCGCGCGTGCGAAAAATCGCGTCATTCACCTCCGATGCATAGATTTGTACATCACGGTGCTCCGCGATCCTTTTCGTCGGCGGGGTGAGTGTGTGCCACACTTGTCCTGCGGGAATCGTCGCCTGAATCAGCCGCCCAACGTGGGTGTCCAGTGCCTGTGTCCCCACCGGATCCCAATCCTCGCTCGCGCTGGTATCGGCCGGCGGCGGTTGACTGCCAGCCCAAAACTTGGACTGCCACGGCAGGCAGTAATCGGCGATCCGTTTCCACTCGCTGTGACGGTAGCGCTGCTGTTCCTGGGCGGCGGCGTAGAGCGCGAGCGTTTGCTCAACGGCGTCGATACCGCTCGCTCCGTATCTTGTCGTCATCGACCGTATCGCCGAGTAAGGTGACCCGCAATGGTTTCCGTTGCCGTGGAGGCGCCGGCAAATAGCTTTCCGCTTCCGCTTCCTCTTGTGCCGCCAGTTCCGCCGCGCTCGCTTGCGGCGTCGGTGGCAGGCGCGGCGGTTTCGGCGCTTTGAACAGTCCTCCCATCGGATCTTATGCCCACGTGATCTTGAGGTCTAACGGATCGTTCAGCACGTGCGCGCGCCGCCGGTCTTGGCTGCCGCGAAACAGGTGCGCATCGCGGCGCGCCAGACGCACGGCGAAGGTCAGCGCCAGTGCATCTGCGCTATCCGGCGACGGCAGGCCTCGATTCCGCAGCGCGTGTTTGGCCTCCAGCCGTACCCGTTGGTCCCGCGTGTTGTATCCATAGCGCACGGATGCGAGCTCACTGCGCAACGCCGCGTCATCGGGAATTGCCCCTTCATTGCCCAACCAATCCCGCAACGCCCCCCACCACGCGGCGCGCCGATTGGTATACACCCGATTTTCGACCGCGCTCAGCGGGGCGCCGGGATAGACTTCGGTCACGGTATAGTTGCGCGTGCGCAGAATGTCGATGACGCCCGTCCCTCCGGTGCCTTCGATCACGATCGCGTCCGGTTGCTCCCGGTCCGCTTCGCGCGCAATGATGTCGCTCAGCTGCACATTGTCCAGCCTGCGGAACCGCTTGGGCGGCCGGGACCGCGCATCGCGCCCTTGGCGGAAATAGAGCACCGAGCTATCTTCACGCCGCCCCACATCAACCCCTAGGATCAATGGGGCGCCGGCGTCCGGCGTCAGCTCGCGCTCTACGGCGGACAGAATCTCCGCGTGCGCAATAAAGCCATCGTACTCCTGATCCGGTGGCAGCCCATAGATCCGCACTTTCGCTTCATTACTGTCTGCGCCGTACTTTGCGATAATTTGTTGAATCGCTGTCTTATTCGTAAACGAAACTTCGCGGCTATCGACGACCCGGATGTACGTATAGAAGTCCCGATCTTTTTCAAAACAATCAACAAATTTACCCGTCGCACGGGTCCGATTTCCGAACGCCAGAAAAAACACCTCGCCGTCCGTCGTCGCGCCATCAGCGACTTCCCATACCTCGGGATGGACTCTCGCAGCCTCATCGAAAATAATCCCCACCGCCCGGCCCTCGTTATGCAAGCCGGCAAACGCCTCCGTTTTATGCTCGGCGACCGTGGCCGCCGTGAAGGCGTAGTTTTCCCTCTGGGACTCCGGATACAGCGCAAAGGATATTGTCGTTGTGTCCCGCGCAAACCAGTGCGCATGAATGGCGGGCTGATGCCATTTAGCGAGCTCGGGCCAGGTCCTTTTCTCCAATTGCTCCTGCGTCCCCGCGGTCACGCTCCCGCGGCAATCCAGTCGGGTGCTCATGATGAACAGGATGATCCAGGCCACCAAGGCGGACTTGCCTACCCCATGGCCCGATGAGACCGCGCTCCGCCACGGCAGGATGTCGGCGCCGCGCGCAATCCGCTCGTTATTGTCTCGAATGTGGGCGCCCAAGGCGTCGAGAAACTCGATCTGCCAGCGTTCCGGCCGCCTATACCGCAACGGGTTCGACCGGCCATCCGGCAAGCGCTCCATGCCCCAGGGGAATACCGCTTCCACGAATCCAAGTGGATCGTCATGAAACCCGGCAATAAACTGAGCGAGTTCTTTTTCATGAGTGACCCGATGCATAATACTGATCTAGAAAACAATAAATCTCTCGTCCGTAAGTATAAAAATCTCTTGGAGGCGCTCGACCTGATTGCGGACGGATACACGGTTACGTGGGCTTGCGCGGAGGCGTGCATCCCCTTGTCGTCGTTCCGGCACCTGATCAAGCGGACAGAGGCGCTCGCCGCGCGCTATGAGGAGGCGCGGCAACGGGGTGCGGACGCCTTGGCGGATGCGCTGCTCAATCCCGTTGAACACCCCGTCTATGGGACACCGGATCCCCGCACCCAAAAAGTCATCTCAGACAACATCAAATGGCTCCTGGCACGGCGCCATGCGGCGCACTATGGCGATAAGGTCGCCATAGACGTCAACCTGTCTGCTGACCAGGCGGTGATCAACGCGCTCAGTGCCGCGCGGGAGCGCGTTGGCCGCATCATCGATAACCCGAATTGAGCGGTCATTCGCCTACACATAGGACGGGAACGTGTAGGTTTGGCACAGTCGAATCCCGCGGATCGGCCCCTCGACCATGAGTCTCCCCCCGAGGGTATGGTCGATCAGACAAAGTCTATTGAATAGGCCCTGATAGTATAGCTGCCCCCACCCCGTCTTTTCATAGGGCGGGTAATTGCGCCCGGCCACGAGATTGACCGGGCCGGTTGGCGCGCCGAACAGCTGCATGGGATCGATCCAGCCTGGCAGCGGCGCCCCGCCGGAATTGCTGTGGTAACTGGGGTGCTGCCGGATCTGGGCCGGCGTTCCCTGGCGGAGATGCAGTGAGGGCGGATCGTCCGAATCGAGCGCGGGATCGCGTCGAGGCGGCGGCGGCGATTGGCTGGGCGGCGATGGCGTGTCGTGCATCGGGCCGGCGCCGGCCGGTAGCGACGGTATTATTCCGACGCCTTTTTTGAAGAGGGCTTCCTTATACGCCTCCGTAGTGCGGTACTCATCGATGATGTCATAGACATGGCCATATTCCACGCGCCACAGCGGCCAATCCAGGAAGTTGTTGTCGTGCAGGTGCCAATCGCGATACGTATCCGCTGGCACGGTCGGGAGACCCCAAAACCGCACCTCGCGGATATAGGGGCATTCGATGCGCCACCAACCCCCAGCCGTATCAATATCCACATAGTAGAAGAAATCCAAAATGCGGTTCTGGGGCGTCGCGGCACTGGCGTCCAGCGGGTAGGTCCGCTTGTTTAGCGGTAGCTCGACGAACCATGAGCTGCTATCGAGATAGATCCGGTTGAATGTCCCGATCAACTCGAAGCGGCTCGAATAGAAATCCGTATCGTTGTTTCCAATGACGGCGAGCCGCCTGAAATTCCCTCGGTAATCGCCGTACTCGACGGCTCCCTTTTCCCATGGTTTGGGTATTTCCGCGAATTCACCCGTTACGGTATGCGCGCTGAAGCCATAGGTGTTCCAGGTTTGCACCAGCCACATTTCCCATCCAGGTGCTCGTTGCCCCCGTAGGCAATGCAACGGCAAAAGCCGAGATCGGCGGAAAAATCCCGTTCGCCGTCCATTAGCCTTGACTCAACAGCAGGTGGAGGGATTCGACAAAATCATCCGCTACACTCTCCGTGATCAGCGCGGGCCGCAGCCGGTAAGAAAAGGGCTCTCCCAGCGCTTCGCGGTGCCGGTCCCCGACGCGCGCTAACGTTTGGTGCATGGTTTCGATCTCCTCTGTAGTGGGTCCGCTGGGATCGACCAGCCAACGATCATACCCGGCTTCCTTTAACAGGAGGCAGGTAATATCTTCGATGGTTTCCGGTTTCACTTTCTCCATGATCAACCGGGCGCTAGTCCCTGCATAGATCATGATCCAATGAGCGATGGCCTCACGGCAAAAATCCTCCAGTTGACGCCTGACGAATGGAGAGATCGCGGCGCGCGGCAGGGCGAACGCGGGGCCGTCAACATCAACGGCGCGCGGCATGATTTCCTTGCAGGTTTTGGCGCGGATCAT